TTTTCAATTTTACCTTCTGGTGTTTTTATAATCTCACCAGTGGCACTATCGATCACTTCACTTTTAGGTTGAGGTATCATATCAAATACCTCTGATAATCTATCATCAATTTTCATATTTATCCGTCGCTTCGAGTATTTCTATTTGGTGGATCTGATGGATCTAGACCTGCGCCAAAACCTGACGATGCGCCAAAACCTGACGATGCGCCAAAACCTGATGCTGTTGGTTTAGCCACTGGTGCTGCTCCAAAAGATGGGGCTGCTGAAGGGAATGCGCTTGGCGCTGATGGTGCTGGATTTTGTGCTGCGCCAGCTAACTTCTCTTGTGTACGACCAAACGCTGCGATACCAAGAACTGCACCCATTGCTACGTGGAACAATCCTGCTCCCTGCAGTGTTAATGGTTGCCACTGAGTAACTGGTTGACCCATTGCTGCTTGAAGAATAGACCAAAGGATAGGGAAGATACCCATGTCAAGTGTACAAATACCCATGTACATCCAACCCATGGCTGGACGCCATTTCTTTTGCATCCAATCTTCGTCTTTCTTTTCTACTTTTTGTTCTTCTGCCATTTTGTTATCCTTTAGAATTTTATAGATGGTAATTTAGAAGTAATGGAAGGTATCTTACTCACACCATACGCACCAATAGAACCAATAGCAAAATTCTTTAATCTATTTGTTAAAGAATTAAGAGCATCAGTTTTTGTATTAGTAGAACCTGGATATTGAATTTGCTCTCCCTCTCCCAGCTTATACACGCTACCGACGTCGTAATACTTGTATGCGAAGTTTACGGACATCTTCATAATATCTTTCGAATTATAATCTAGTTGTATAGCACCGATAGATTTCGGAAATGCTTCACGCAACATCATGTTATATCTTGTTTTATTTTGTATATCTTGTACTTCAATCACAATATCTGATTTATAATTATCATAATAATTGAAATTTCTACTTACTGGATCTTGAATTTGATTCATCCAGAAATCAAAAAAGGTTTTTACAGACATGTCAATGTCAACATAAAATGACATATTAATATCTTCATATAGACGTTCATAAGGAGCTTTTCTAACCTCTCCAAATGTTCTTGTATCACTAGTGTTAAAATTTGTTCCTGGTAACTGAACCTGTTCGCACAACATGGTTGTGTTTCTTAATAACTGTCCCTCAGCCCAAGGAATATTGGTAAACATTACCGCATAACGATTTGTTCTAGACAAACCATTATTCTTAACTGATGCTACGAATTCTTTTATTTCTGCCATTATGCTCTTCTTATAATTCGTTTAGATTCTGTCCAAACTTGCTGTTTAGATGCTCCAACAAATCTTTCTACAGGTAATAACATAGCAGTTGCCCAATCCTCAGAATAGATTTGTCTAAATTGACTTCTCACATGAGAATTAAGATATTGTTTTACGCAAGGTTGGGCTGCTTTAAATCGAGAAACACCATCAATCAAAGCCCAACTGTATTTTAATTTTGTAGTCTCATCCCATCTAGCATTACTTTTAAATACCAATAATTCGTCCAGTAATTTAATACGATATTCATAAGGTAAATAATGCATGTTTAATCCGTAGAAACCATCTTGGGTTTTTCTGAACGGAAATACCAAAGGAAATCTATCATAATACGGTAGATCTTCTTTAGTTTTTGGATCATAAACATACATATATAAATTACCTGGCATAATTGACTGTCGTAAATCTACAGGTTTACCAGATATCACTTTGTTTGGAGTGATGTTTTGTTGGCTCAATGAAGCTACCTGCTTCTCGAACCACCCCTTCGATCTTTTTACCGCAGTTAAGAGATCGAATTTGTTTTTATCAAAGACGTCTTGTATTGGTTTTTTAGCCATAGACTTATTTAGGTCAAACCAGTCCGAGTTCTTTTTCTGTTATAATTTTAAACTCCCAACCACGATCTTTTGCATATTCAGACGCTGCTTTCCATTTGGCTTGATTTTTGATATAAGTCATGGATTCAGCGATATATCGTTTAGTCTGTTTTCCAGGATATTCTGGTGGAACGCATTGATTGGCTGGTTTTATTTCAACAAGATATCTTTTTAGATTACCATCCCTCTGTTGAACTTGAATTTGAAAGTCAACAAAATAACGATGTATTTTATTGTCTGTTGGACAACGATAGGGAATCACAGTTTCCTCTGAATTCCATTTTAAAATACTCGGATTTTTATCGCACCAAGAGGCGAATCGTGTCTCCCAACTCGAACGCATTATAATGTTCGTTGGATCTCCCGTATATTTTTCGGGATGCAATGGTTTAAACAATCTTTTGTGGAACATATAAATAACATATTAGAGTGGCCAATTACAACTATTTAGAGAAAAATATGGCAGATACAAGTCAAAATCCAGTACCAGCATCATCTACACCAAAGCCAAATTTATATACTCCACGTGGTGGTGCTGATCAATTTTCAGCTAGCAAGTATGATATAACAAATTATACTTACCCAGAGGATTTATACACCAATACTGGAGAGTATGGTGGGAATTATGCTATCTTCTATATTAATGTTGCAGTTGATTCTAAATTAGTTGCCAAAGAAGGAGCAGCTACTGTTTCTGATTTTCCAGCAAGAGATCGTGGAGATCTTATCGGAATGGGTTTATCTTCTGCTCAATTGACAACAGCCATGGCTGGTGCAGGAGCAATAGAAGGTGCTATTGGTGGTGGTTTACTTACAGGTAATATAAAGGGAGCTGCAGCTGGTGCAGTTACTGGTGGTGTAGTTGGTGGCGCATCTGGAGCAATGGTCACTTATGGGCAAAAAGGTATTGATAAGAATTCAACACCAACTGCATCTAGAGCACAAAAACGTCTAAAAACTGCAATTGCTCTTCATATACCAAATAATCTTTCTATCAATTATGGTGTTACTTGGAGCGAAGAAGATACTGGTTTCTTAGCTGCAGCTGCAGCTGCGACCCAACAAGGTGTTGAGGTTATGAAAGCATTACAAGGTAAAAGCAATAACAGTGATGTAACTGGTGTTGGCGCAGCAATTTTAACTAACCTTGCTTTGTCTAAAGGACCACAAGCAGCTGGTGCTTCTGCTGCTACTGGATTAGCAGCAAACCCAAAGAAAGAACAAGTATTCAAAGGTGTTAATTTTAGAACATTTAGTTTCGACTATAAATTCTTCCCAAGAAATTCTAAAGAGTCACAAAAAGTATTAAACATCATTAAAGAGTTTAAGTACCATATGCATCCTGAATTTAAAGATGCAAATAATTTCGTTTACATTTATCCCTCTGAGTTTGATATTTTCTACTATCAAAATGGTAAAGAAAATATGAATCTCCATCGTCATACTTCTTGCGTATTAACAGATATGAGTGTTAACTATACACCAAACGGAATGTTCAATACTTTTGATGATGGTATGCCAACACAGATTGATGTTAGTTTAAGTTTCCGTGAATTGGCTCTTCTTACCAAAGATAAAGTTAAGGATGGTCTATAATGTATTTTAAAAAATTTCCAAAATTTCTTTATGACTATGACATTACTAAGACTGTAGGTTCAGGTACACAAGCAACTGCAGTTGCTTTTATGAGTGGTGGCGCAGTGACTGGCGTTACTATTACAAATCCTGGTTCTGGATACGTTAATGCTCAAGTAACATTTTCTGCACCAGAATTTGGTGATGTTGCGGCTACTGCATTTGCTTTAATTGAAAGTGGTTCTATACAGGATATTGTTATTACTCAAGCTGGAACTGGTTATAGCGCAATTCCTACTGTTACAATTTCTAGTCCATATACTGCTCAACAGACTGAAACAAAAGCATTATTGCTTACTGATATAACACGTAATATTCGCTTCCGTAGAGATATACTTGCAAATATTACAGTATATGATTATTATGATATTATTGATGGTGAAACTCCAGAAATTATAGCGGAAAAGATTTATGGCAGTTCAGAGTATCATTGGGTAATTATGTTAGCCAATGAACGATATGATTATATCGGCGACTTCCCGCTAACTGAACCAATGCTTGAGCAATTTATTAAAGATAAATGGGGTGACTCTGCAAATAGCATTCATCATTATGAAGATGGTAATGGAAATACTGTTCCATCAAATTGGCCACTAGCAGTTCCAATTACAAATGATGCATACGAGAGAGAAGTTAATGAATCGAAGCGTAGAATAAAAGTTATTTCAAAAGAGCTTCTTTCTAGAATTCTAAAAGACTTTAAAGACGAATTATAATGCAACCAGCTGATCAAGTATTACGATTTGCTGGCGACGTCAGCATCGATAAATGTGTTATAACAACAAGTGGTGGAGTATCTCAGGATATTGCTGCTCAGGTTATTGCCATTTCAATTTATGAAGATTTATTCTCACCATTCATGACAGGTTCTTTGGTAGTTAAAGAATC